GAACTCGTGCGCAAAACGCTTTTTCAACTCGCTGATGGCTCGACTGTATTTTCCGATGAGTTCCACGGAGACAAGGCCGAGGTCGTAAACGATCGCGACGTCGTCACGCGCAAAGTTTGCTGCGTGAAACACAATGCGGTCGAAATCCTCAAACGCTACGAGTGGCTTGGCAAGTACATCCCGATCAACGAACTTTCAGGCGTCCGCCTAAACGTCAACGGAAAAATCTATCGCGCCGGCATGGTGCGCGATGCCCAGGACCCGCAGAGGATTTACAACTTCGAAGTGACGGGCATGGCGGAAATGATCGCCCTCATGCCGAAAAATCCGGTCTACGTCCCGGAGGGCGCACTCGGAAACCACGAAGAGGAATGGCGCCAGGCCAATCGGAAAGCCTATCCGTTCCTGTATTACAAACCGTTCGACGAAGGTGGCAAGGCCTTGCCAGCGCCGAATCGCTTGAACGCGGAAGCTCCGATCGAAGCAATTTCGAAGATGGTGCAGCAATCCGACTACGACCTGAAGTCCGTGATCGGAATTTACGGCCCAGGCTTAGGCGAACAAGGTCCCGCGCAAGAGTCAGGCTTCGCAATTCTCAATCGACAGGAGCAATCAGAAACTGGGAGCGTCAACTGGTCTGACAACCTGAATCGCGCCATCTGCTGGCAGGGGAAAATCCTCCTCGATCTGTTTCCAAAGCTCATCACGGCTCCGCGTATTCAACGCATCATCAAGCCGGACGACACGTCGAAGCACGCCGTAATTTTCAACTCACAGAACGGAACGACACAGCAGGATGCCGAGACGCTGCTCGACCAGAAGGCGCTCAAAGAAGTTTATGACGTGGGCCTTGGCGAGTACGACGTCGTGCCGTCGAGCGGTCCAATGTACAAGACGGCCCGCAAAGAGGCTTTCAGCGCGCTCACCACGATCGTTACCGCGAAGCCGGAACTTTTCCCAATCGTTGGCGACATCTGGGCGAAGTATGCCGACTGGCCAGGCGCAAATGTCTTGGGCGATCGCCTGAAGCGCATGCTGCCTCCGAATCTTCAGGATCAGGAAGATCAGGACCCGCAGACGCAGCTCACTTTGGCGCAATCGCAGCTGCAGCAGCTTAACGGACAAGTCCAGCAAATGGCCGCCGAACTCGCCCGAGCCTCTGACACGATTCGCACAACTAGGCTCCAGCTTGAAAGCAAAGAACGCATCGCGATGTTCCAGTCGTGGGCCGGAATGATCGAGGCGCTTCTCAAAGCGAATGTCACGGCCGGCAGCCAAGCTATGCAGGTCGAACTCGACACGATCAAAGACCGAATGCTCAAGCTTCACGAAAGAATGTCGATCGAGCAGGACGCCGGGCAGCCGCCGATCGCGCCCGAGCTCCCCGGCAAGGTCGAGCCAAAGCCTTTGGCAGTCACGCCGCAGTCTCCAGTAACGCCCGTACCCGGATCGACGGGGCCCGCGCCCAACGCGCCACCCCAACTCTAGGAGGGAAAGCAAATGGCAGTCGTACTCGTTTCCGCATCACCGAACGCAAGCGAAGAAGCAATCCAGGAAGTTTTCGACAAGCACGGCCTTGAGCGCGAGGCGCCAGAAGTGAAAGAGGAGAAGGTCGCTGCGGCACCTCCAGTCGAAGCCGTTGAGCCTGCACGCGATGACTTTGAGACCGACGAGGAATTCGAAGCCGCGCGGGCTGAATGGAAGAAAGCCGCCGACGCAGAAGCCAAAGTCAAGGAAGCCGAAGAGGACGAGTCCGAAAAAAAGACAAACCGCTTCCAGCGCCGGGTAGACAAAAGAGTCGCGCGTGAGACTGCCGCGCTTCGCCAAGAGGCTGACGATCTCCGCCGCAGATTGGAGGAACTCGAAGGCAAAAAAGGCGCTGAGGGTGAAACGAAAAAGGCGGCGGAGGAAAATCCGCGTCCCAAGCGCGATGCGTTCGACTCACAGGAAAAATACGAAGACGCGCTGCTGGCTTGGGGCACCAAAGACGCAATCGCCAAAAAAGAAGCTGAGGACAAGGCGAAAGCTGCAAAAGATGCGACCGAAGCAGAGAGCAAACAGCTCGAAACGAATTATCAGAATTACCGCGAACAGGTGGAAGAGTTCAAGGAAGAGCACGACGACTGGGATGACGTTGTGAATCAGGACATCCCGATGCATACCGCCGTGCAATTAGCCTTGCTCGAGCAGCCGAACGGCGCGGAAGTCACGTATTACCTCGGCAAGCACACGGATTTCACCGAGAAACTTGCCGGAATGTCTCCACTCTCCGCAGTAGTTGAGATTGGGATCCTGTCGCGAAAGCTACAGTCTGAGACCACTCGAAAACCTTCTGGGCCCGCCACTGAATGGGGAGGCAAGACACGGACAACCACTACGCCACGAGCGCCGGCGCCGGTCCAGCCGGTGCGCACGGGCACAACGCTGTCCTCCATGACGTCGCGCGACGCTGCAAAAGCGAACGACTATAAAGCATTCAAGCGCGCGCAACGCGGCGGGAGGTAGAGGAGCCTTAGATGGCCAACGAAATCCTGACGAATCAGGAGATCAGCTTCAAGAACTTGATGGTTCTTGAAAACTCGGTCTCCTTTACGAAAAAGGTCGTACGCAGGTTAATTTCGTAGCCTGCCTGTTCAGCGATGAACATGAAAAAACTCCGTGAATTCGGGGAAAATCTAACGGCAGCGGATATCGCTCTGCCCACGACAACCCCGACGGAAGACTTGAAAACATGCAATTGGTGCGGCGAGACAAAGCCGCGTTCTGAATTCTATAAGCACAGCAGGGCTCGATGTGCCAATCCCGTACGGCTCAATGGCAGCCATAGGGAACTGCACTGCGGCCACTGCAAAGCGTGCGATAGAAAGCAGACGCGTCGATACTATTGGAACAACAAACAAGCAGTTCTCGCCAAAGATCGGCAGACGAAATTGGCCACTTGGCAGCGGATCAAAAACGCTGTCTTTATGGCCTATGGCGGCTTCCGGTGTGCGTGTTGCGGGGAAACAGAAAAGACGTTTTTGACGCTGGATCACATCGGCAATGACGGCGCTTCCTGGAGGAAAAGAATTTTGGGAGGACGCCTTCGCGCCGGCTATGCGACCTACGCGTGGATTTATAAGAACGGCTTTCCTGAAGGTTTCCAAGTCCTTTGCATGAATTGCAATTTCGGCAAACGGATGAACGGTGGAATCTGTCCGCATCAAGTAACCGCTAACGACTACTCGCGAGAGGTAGGGTCAAGCGACCCGAAGCGCGGAGCGCCCCAAGTGGGCGAAGATATAGTCTCATCTGCAACGAAAGTTGCAGCAGTCATCAACTGACGGGCTCGGTTTAGCGAACTGAGTCGAAGATACATGACGACGACCGTTTTGGCCGTGCTGGCGCGAAGATCGGGTACATCCTGAACATTCGCAAACCGGCGCGTTCGGTTTCAACCGCAGGGCAGGGCATTCAGCTTCAGGATTACATCGAGCGTTCCGTTCCGCTGGTGCTAAACAAGCAGTACCAGCAAGCGTGCGCTTTCACGTCCTCTGACTTGTCGCTCTCGCTCGATGATTTCACCAACCGCGTCACCAAACCGAAGATCGTGCAGATCGCAAACGACATCGACTTCGATGGAATGCAGCAGTTCATCAACGTGCCGGCGGAAGTAGGGACGCCTGGAACAGTTCCGAACACAGCTGACACATTTCTGAACGCGCTGCAGATTCTGGCCGATGAAGGTTTCCCGATCGACGACGAAGAAGGGCTGTCGTTGCACATCACGCCGCGCATGCAGAGGGCGATTTTCCCCGCATTGCAAGGCTTGGTCGCAACCGGCTCGGGCACGTCGGCGTTTGCGTTCCTGCGTAACCTCGCCAAAGGCGAAGGCGGAGCCGATGATTATTTCCGTGGCCTTGTTGCGAAGGGGCTCGGCTTCGATTGGTTCATGACGCAGAACTGCCCTGTGTTCACTGTCGGCACTCAGGGCGGAACTCCTGTCGTGAACAGCGCAGGCCAGACCGGCTCGGCGATCACGAGTTCGGGCTGGACCGCCAGCACACAGGTCCTCAACCAGGGCGACATCATCATGTTCGCCGGCGTTCACCGCATCAATCCGCTCACGCGGCAATCAACCGGTGATCTTCGCCAGTTCGTTGTGCTCGCTCCGGTCGTGTCCAACGGTTCCGGCGTCGCGACAATTCCAATCGGTTGCGTCGATGGTGACGGCATCACGTTGGCCGGTCCGTACCAGACGGTCGATGCTTCTCCCGCAAACAACGCGGCGATCACGGTTCAAGGCGCGAGCGCTACTCAGTCGGCTCGTGGCTTGGCGTTCCATCCAGAAGCCTTCACTTTCGGATGCGCTGATCTCGAAATGTACGAGAACCAGCACATGATGGAAATGGCGGCGGACAAGGAACTCGGTCTCGCGATCCGCATGTGGGGTCAGCCGGACATCAACACCGATCGGCTGCTTATGAGGCTCGACGTGCTCGGCGGCTGGCTTAGCATGTACCCTCAGGGCGCGTGCAGGATCACGGCGTAAAGGAGACGAACAGAAAAATGAAAACCAAAATGAAGCATCTCGCAACCGCGCTGGCGGCTATCGCGCTCGCGCTTTTCTGCCCGGCTCCGATGCACGCCCAGCAGCAAACCATGACGCAGACAACGCTCGC